CTGACTTGTCCGCACGCGTTTCCACCTTTCCGAACGAGATAATCGCAGCAGCTGGGTTATTGACCATCACATTGAGTAACTTCTGCTGATTCGTGCCTGTGAAATATGAGGATATGTCCGTCTGATTGATGTAGAATATCCAACGTTCGTTGCGCATGATCTGCATGAACCAGTCTGTGATAACAGATTCTTCCCAGTCGGTCGATTTGTGGTTATAAACCATGTTAATAAACGCGTTCCATGCCGTTGTGCCTTCGCCATTCGACGAATATTCCGTCATGTACTTCTGTTTATTGCTGAATGGTGATACCAGTAGGTCATCATCAAGTGGACTCTCGATGACGCTCTCCGTCGATACGACTTCGCACGTTAGTAGTATCTGATTGAACACTTCGCCGATACTGATGGTCGTTGCGGTGTCTGCGACGTTATCGATGCTGATCTCTACGTCTTGAGGTGTAACCGTCGCCGTCTCGCTACTGATTAGGTCAGTGAATGCGATATCATCCGTTCCTTTAACCGATTCCCATGTGAAGATAAAGAAGTCGAACCCTTCTTGCGCGATGTGTAGGTTGAGATAACGGAGTATTTCTTCAAGAACAGCGTCTTGCTGCCACACATCATCTTCTTCTTCGTCCAAGAATAGAAGTTCGGAGATTGATAGTTGACTGAATATGCTGTACTTATTATCATCACTGGAATCAATCGCCTTACTACCATCGTATAGGTAGCGGATATCTGATTCTCCGACGATATCGATGTCTGTGGTAACGCCTAATAGAATCTCATTCAGATAGTCATAGAATGTACGTTGTGCAGCGTCTGCCTTAATCTGCGCATAGTCGTTACCTGTAGTGCCGATATTGCGGTATTTCGAATACTGCAATGCACTCAGAGCATCGACACAGCTAATCTCCAGTTCTTCGAACTCAGCATTATACCCTTGCGAGTAAGTCTGTGGCTCGATATAACCAGCGAACACGCAGCGGTCACCTTTATAGATATTCACGACAGCATCACGACAAGATGTACAGAACAGGTCAGGGATATACTCACGCGTCAGCAGATGGATGGTAGCAGAGCTACGAATGAGATGGTCGAATGTGTCATTGACAGCACTCTCTATCTCGACAGGATCGTCCGAGAAAAAGACATTGCCATCTTCCGCACCGATTTCTAATTCTTCTGTGCGGTCGCTCTGGGTGACGATGTGAACGGTTATCGTCTCGCCACGCTGGCTGGCAAAACTACCATATATATACATGCTATATCTTGATATTCGAGCGTTTACCTGACTTACTGCTGATACGTGTCTCGTTCGCCATCACGCCAACGAGGTTGCGTCCTTGCAAACGGAACTGCACATTGCCATAACCACCGCCAGCTGGTTGAATCATACTACGCAGCTTATCCAGCGGTGCAATCACTTCAGGGTTATTACTTGCGCCAGCATACTCTCCTACGAGCGCGTATGTTGGACCGCTAACGATACCACCATTGGCGAACGCTGTTGCGCTCTTGATGCTTGAGATGACAGCGACCATCTGCGCCAGTCCCATAGCACTGAACGCAATCCATGCCCACGGACCCATGTCCGCAGCTTCAGTCTCAGCCTTAGAGAATCCGAGTGCGACATTGGCAATCGACTGTGCAATCGTTCCAGCGATATTGAGTTCTGGAAGGTCGAGCGCATCGCCGAGACCTGACAGACTACTACCCATCTGTCCGACAGCGTCGGCTGCTCCTTGAAAACGTTCCTGCGCCTTATCGACGTCCTGCGACATAACAGGGATCTCGATAGGCTTAGCGCCCATCGCTTCGAGCGTCTTATTCAGTTCTGCCATCTTCGCGAGTGCTTCGTCCGCTCCGATTAGACCGATATCATAGTCTTGCTGGATGCCACTGGCGATATTCTGCGCATTGGAATAGGATGCACGCTTATCTTCGAGACTGCCTTGCGTGATGTACGACGGTTCCGTCTGTGCTGGAATGGTCAGTTTGCCAGCGGTTGCCTCGTTGATTTCCTGCTGGATCTTATCGATGGCGGTCGATGCTTCAACGCGTGCTTCGACGGTCGTCGCATTGTCGAATTCGTTCTGCGCTGCCTCAAGATCTTTCTGCAGAGATTCTATGTAGGTCAGCACTTCTTCCTGTTCTGGTTCCTCCAGTCCTATCTTGATCTTTTTCTCTTGCAGTTGGGCAGCTACGGCTTCGTATTCTTGTTGGAGTGCAGCTGCGACAGAGTCATCGCCTGTTGCGTTGATCTGCTTGCGCAGCTCGGAGAGTTTCTTCTCATACCAGTCGATACTGCCTTCCGCGATTGGGTTCTCCACCTTGTCGCCAGTGGTATTGTTTCCGCCGCCACCGCCATGACCACCTCGTGGAGCACGTACTGGCGTAGCACCGCCACCTGATGGGCGTACAGTTGAGCCTTTGACAGGCATATCGACAGATGATTCGCCGAGCGTCTGATTCAGTTTCTTGTTAAGTTCATCGCGTTTCTTTCTGTTAGCTTGGAGTTCCGCGCGTTTCTTGTCTTCCTCCGATGATCCGACTATATCGTAGGTTTCGGTCTTTGTGCCTCCCGTTAATCTGCTTAAGAGGCCACCGCCACCTGATGCAGTTACTTTCTTACCCTTCTTCCTCGTCTTAGAATATTGACCACTATTGATGTTATCTGTCAGCGTGTCGGCTTCTAAGTCTAACTCTGCGACCTGATTAGCGAGCTTACGTGCCTTCGCTTCGGCTACCATCTGACGACAGTATGCCTCAGAGTTCGCGATCAGCGCTTTATACCAGTCGGCGACGCTGGAGAAATAGCCCATCGTCTCGCCGTAGGTATTATTCATCTTATCGACAACCTTCTTCTCATCCTCCTTGCTGCCATTGAATTCCTTCAACGTCGCAATGTTCATCGCCAACTGCGCATGCGCATTCTGTAGCGCAGCCGTTTCTTCGTCAACACTATCTCCGACAGCGCTATTCGCATCTGTCAGTTCGTCTGACGCACTCGCTGCATCGCGACTCTTACTGGCGAACATACTGATGATGCCAGTCAGCGCGACGAATGCGACACCGATACCTGTGCTAATCATCAGACCCTTCAATGCGATGCTCAGCACGCGTGTGCTGGCAGCAGCACCAGTAGCACCTGCTGAATAGGTCACTGTTCCAGTTCGCAGAGCATTCAGTGTCCCGCAGAATTGCTGTAGGGAACCTCTCATGCCGTTGATACTGGAATAGAATGAACTGATAGTGTTGCTTGCGCTCTGGAATGCGCCGACTACGCCGAGCACCTTTGTGAAGAAGTCATCGATACTGGACTTCACACCCGTCAGACCTGACTCGAGCTGTGCACCGATATCATCAGAAATCAGGCCGAACTCTTGTCCCATCTGGCATAATGCCATGATGCTATCGACACTGCTATCGGTAGCTTCTTTCATCCCGTTAACACTGGAGGCTAACGAAGTCTGTGCCTCAATGAGATTATCATTGACCGCAGCGAATGTGCTGAGCGCATCCGTTGTCTTTGACAGGTCATCCTTAATCTCATTAAGGAGCTTGGAGAATCCACTAAGTTTATCGGCGTCCTTGCGTAGATTGTTACTTTCTTGACGTGCACCATCAAGCGCTTTCTGCAGCTCATGGGTGCTCGTTGTAGCTTCGACGACTTGATCCTTGCCGTCAATCTGAAGCCGTATCTTTAATGTAACATCGTTTGGCATTGTAGTAGCGTTGGATTATATAATAGAAAGAGGTCATCCAAGTCTCCTTTCCAATTCCTCCATTCTCTTTCGACGTTCGTCTTGCGTTAGGATGCGGACATTAGGGTTATGGTGCCTCTTCTTTTCCCACGGAAGTGGCAGCAGCCTCTCTGGCGTCAGCTTGTTCTTGATATGTGGCTGAATAGTAATGGTCGCCAGCATGCGCATCCGCTCCCAAGATCCTTGATAGTCGATCTCTCGCATCTCGTACCATTGATGGTAAACATTCTCGAACTCATCTGCGCTCATACGGCAGAAGTCCGCATGCGAGAGACCGACACACCCAAGTGCGATGCCGTATAGTTCAAGAATCCCTATCGGCTTTTTTTTTCGTTGCCATCCTCAGTTGCTGGTTGCATCGCATCCATCCATGCCTTGAGGTCATCAGGACTGATATTGTCCGCGAAGTCCATCAGCGACAGTTCGAATGGTTTGCCGTCTGCTTGGCTTGCTGACACGATGCAGCACCAGAGGTAGGTGCAGAGGTCAGAGATGCTGTTACCATCAATCTGTGTCACCTCGCGCCCAGTCTCTTGCTTAAAGCGAAGCATAGCCCCCATCGTCGGACGACAGGGGTATGTCTTGCCGTTTACCTTAATCTTCACCTGCATATCTATTCAGAATCAGAGGTGGTGGTAGTTGATGAACTGTTGTTCGTGATAGCAGTCTCATCGAGCGTTGTAGGCTCGCCATCATTCTCGAGAGAGATGCTATAAGTAGCATCATCCTGTGCAGGATCTTGACGCTCGAGTGATGCGATGATGAAATTTCCTTCGAGGTATGGATTGTCGCTTGTCTCGCGTTCCATACATCTCACTGTCACGCTCTTACCAGTCTTCCAGAGAGCGAGCAATTCGCGATAACCGCATTCTGTCTCGTCGTAGAAGCCCATTCCTTCAGCAGAGATGCTAACGCTAAGACCGACAACTCCCTTTCCTTTCCATAGTCCAGAGGTGATTCCCTTAGATGCCACTGGTTTAACAGCGCGATCCTTTGTCTCACTATTCAACGTAGTGGTGTGCGTGGAGCAGTGACCAATCGCCTTACCATTCACATACAGCAGCATGTCGCTACCATTGCAATAACCTGTTTTTGCCATATTCGTTGATCAATTTGATTTTTTACTTGTTACATAACCAAACACCCATGCCATCACGACCGCGATGATAGCCCATTTCAATCGTATTCTAACACCATTAGAACGGGGTTTAACTTCCGATTGATTCTCAGACGTCGTCAATGCCTCTGATAACTTGCGCAGTTGCTTACGGTATCGCTCGCATTGCAGTTGTAAACTGTCGCAGCTAGCAGTCACCAGTAACGTGTCAGGATGCTGCGGGTTGGCTGCCTGTGCGCGCCTTACCCTTACGGTTGCCTGACCGCTTTTTTTTGCGTATTCCGCTCCCGTCGGCAGAGATTGAAGACTGTCGATGGGTATCGACAGGTTGATCTCCGACGCTGGCACGACTACCGCGCTGCGCCATTCCTCCGTCATCTCCATCACGCTGTCGTTCGACATTCTCGTTACCGAGTTCGTCGAGGTCCGAGTCGATGCGCAACTCTGCGCGAACAGGACACTCGCTGCGATAAGGACATAACTGAATTGCTTCGATGGCACGCGACAGCCGATTGAGCGCGCTGCGCATTCGGCGACTTTCTGTCTCCAGATCTTCCAGTTTGGCATTGATTTCTGTGTTTCTTTTTTGGGTAGCAATCAGCAATGTGCTGACATCGTCGTACATCTCTTTATAGGTGTCGTGAACTACCTTCGTCGTCTCAGCATCTCGCTTATGGCGGTCAGTGAGCCACACGATAGCAGCGCCGATTCCACCTGATGGAACCGCCCATGTCAAGAATTGCAAGATTATCTCTCCCATCATCATGATTTTTGAGCCCACCGTTTTGCCTCCCATTCCCTGCGCTTAGCAAGTCCAGAGAGACGTACTCCATTAGCATACACCCAGCGACGGAACTCGTTCTGGATGTCAGCCGTAGAGCGACGGGCACGGATATATCGATATAAAGTAGAATGAGCGAATGGTCGAATGCCGAGATTGAATACGAAGTCCACGACAGCGTCGAACTGTCCCTGCGTCGTTATCTCAGGGATGCTATTCACATAGCGTTCGAACGTTGCGAGGTCGGCCATCAAGAACGCAACAGCTTGCTCGCGTGTGATTGTCTGACCGCGACGCACGTCTTGCGTATGGCCATATCCTATAGTCCACACGCCTGCTGCGCAACGGTAGGCATTCAATCGTAGTCCTTCGAACGACTGTATCGCTTTAACAAGCTCGGCACTCGATTTCATCGCTTAATGAGTTTCTATCCTTCAGATTCCTCTGAGGTCTTATTATAACCACTGTTCATTACGACGCCAGCATCCTCTTTCTTAGGCAAGCAGATGAAGTAATGACGGAAGTTAATAAGGTTGCGTTGGTACTGAGGATCAGTTTCTGCAGCGCTATAATACATCTTGGTTGAACCAGTTGCCTTAAACACGCGCGGGGTGTAGATAGCGAATGATGCTTGGAATTCGCCGTCTGATGCTTCTGCACCGACATCTTTCTTCTTACCAGCGGTGGTGTACAATGGGTTCTCGCTATTCTCGAAGATGTCAAAGCCGTAGAGACGACCGATAGTGCCGTCATTGCGGTCAATCTGATATTGCTCGCGGAAGCTTTGGGCGGTCTCGAGCAAGTCGTTGACGTGATCTGAGCACAATACGAGACGACGGCCTTTAGCAGGCACCTTCATCTTATCGAGCGCAGCCTTCATGCGTACAACGTCAGAGATAGTCATCTTAACACGTCCCGTCTCGGCATCCGTCGCGCCTGAGGTAGTGAGCACTGGCGTAGTGTCGCTATTCTCGGTGGCACAGAGGGCATGTGCTGCCTTCGCGAATTTCGAGTCATTGATCGCGTTAGCGTGAGCTTCTTTCACGCGTCCCATCTTATCATAGCTGATAGCGTATAGTTCGTCGTCGGTAATCGGAGTCACCTTTGTCTGGAACTTGTCGAGAGAGATAGCGATATCGCCATCAGGTAGTTCTTGTGTTGCGATTGGATAAGTGGTGTTATTGATCAATACGTCGGGATCTACACCTACATCTACCAAGTGGATAACATCATTCTCAACAATCGATGATGCGTCTGGAATTCCTTCCAACCAGCTACCATCCAATCCAGCGCGGAGAGATTTGACCAGTTCGCCAGTCCAGATCTCAGTCAACACACCTGCACCAAGTGCACCAGAGGGTACCATATTGCCTGCAAAGAGGGCAATAGTATTCAAAACAACAGCACCTGCGGTTGGGTCAACGCCCAGTGCAGTGCCAAGAGTTGCGCCCATTACTGAGTTAATCAGTACCGCGCATAAGATAGTCATCATTCTCAACATAATTTTATAGGATTATTTTTCAATCGTACAATCAATTCCATATTCAGCCTTATACAGCTTCTTATACAGTGTCACGTTATCTTCGCGAATCTTCATTAGTTCAGTTGCTGGCACATCGCTGAGTTTCTTATACTCAGTAGCACTGGCGCTATTGCCACCAACGAGGTTGCTCAATTTCTGCTGCGGATTCATAGCGCCGAGCACTTTCTTCAGTTCATCAGCGCCAATCTTCTTACCTAATTCGATGAAATTGTCACGCTCAGCTGCTGACAGACGATGGTCTGCGACAGCTCCTGACACGAGAGTTGTCAACTGCGACAGGCGCAGTTCTTCATTTTCTTCTTCAAGATCTTCGCTCTCTTGAGCTTTCTCCTGAAGTTCTGCAATCTTAGCCAGAACAGCCTCTTTGTCTGCGTCTTCTGGCAGCCCAAGTGCTTGGGCGATTTCAATCAATAGTTCTTCCATTTGTTTGTCTGTGTTATTTGGTTCAACATCAGTAGTATTCTGGTCGAGAGTAATGTAGTTATTCGATTCGGCATCCTCGTAGCACACGCCTCCGTAGAGCGTAACCATCTTACCATTGCGACGCAGCGCAATAGCATCGTCGTTAGAGCCAATATCAACGAGGCTCACCTCGTACAGCTTACTCTTGGTAACGGTCGGATGGGTCTGCCCTGCTTCAAGCAGCGACGGGTCTGAACTTTCTTCGATGACATCGATGCCAACGCTGACCATCTTAAGGCTGCCGAACTCCCATTGGCGTTTACAGCGTTTACTGAGTTCTGACACTTCATCAAACACCAGTTCGCCAGTCAGTTCGTCATTCTCAACTTTCAGATCCTTAACGCAGCCGATAACCTCGCCACGCATGTGCATGTACAGCAGCACAGGATTGCGCTGGAACTGGGTAATATCCATCCCCTCGGTCAGTACGCGGAATCCGTAGCTGTTGACTGAATTGTTGCTGATTCTAACTCGTTTTCCCATTACTCTTTTTGGCGCAATATTACCGATAGTGACCGATGTTTGCAAGAAAGTGTGCAAACGTTGCACAATTTTGTGCAAACGTTGCACGGATGTTTGCACTTACAGCTGCAAAATATCAATTTTGCAGCAAAGGAATCGCGAGCACAGGCATCGCGGATAAAAATAAACTCTTTATGGGAAAAGCGGAAAACGAAAAGAAAAGAGCACTTGCCAGAGCGTTGTATATGTCTGGCATGGAACAATCAGAGATTGCCGATAAGGTCGAAGTCTCGCGCGTGACGGTAAATAAATGGTGTAGCGCGGATGGTTGGAAAGAAGCACGAGCTGCGAAGAACATCACACGCCCCGAGTTGGTCAATAAGTTACTACTGACGATTGACAGACTCATCGAGCAGGTGAATACATCAGAGGACCCATCACTGATTGGGTCTCTGGGCGATAAATTGTCAAAGTTATCCAGCGTCATCGAGAAACTGGATAAGAAAGCGAACGTCGTGGATGCCATTGAGGTATTCATGGCGTTTTCTAAATGGCTCGAGTACAGGTCTCACACCGATAAGGAACTAACGCCTGACCTTTTGAAGGCAATCAATCGCTATCAAGACAAGTACATCGTGGAATTGATGTCTAAAACTGTTGGATAATGGCTATATCAAGAGCTGAGATTAACAGGAAGTACGCCGAATGGCAAGAGCACTGTAAACGTGTTCAGACGCTGACGGATATGTCCGACCTCAAAGAGGAAACGGAAGCAGAGCAAGATATGCGCATCCGTCGGTTGCTGAATGACTACGCTGCGTTCTGTGAGTATTACTTCCCGCACTTCCTTAAGCTCTACGATAAGCGCACAGGCGAAGCGATTAAGACAATACACAATGCGCCGTTCCACAATAGCGCTGCGCGTAAGGTCAAGAGTACGCCTAATCTTAAAGCGGTATTTATGTGGCCGCGCGGTCACGCGAAATCAACGCATTTCGACATCTTTATTCCGCTCTGGTTGATGTTCCAGCCGAAACGTCTTATCAACGTTGGCGTCATCGTTGGTAAGTCAGAGGATAGCGCACAGACATTGCTCGCAGATCTACAGGCAGAACTGGAATATAACCAGCGTATCATTCATGACTTCGGCGAACAGAAGAATATAGGTAACTGGCAGGACGGGGAATTTGTAACGCAAGGTGGCTGCGCATGGTTCGCCCGTGGAAGGGGTCAGAGTCCGCGTGGACTTCGTTACAAAGAAGCCCGTCCTGATTATATTGTTATCGATGACTTAGACGACGACGAACTCTGTCGCAACGAGAAGCGCGTAAAAGACCTCACCGACTGGGTTAAGGAAGCATTATTCGGAACACTCGACGTCGGTCGTGGTCGATTCATCATGGTCGGCAACTTGATTGCGAAGAATTCGGTACTCAATAACATCGCGAACACGAAGGGCGTCTATCTGTCAAAGATATATGCCATCGATAAGGATGGTAATCCAGTATGGGCAGAGAAATGGACGCGCGAAGAAGCGCAAGAATATGCGGACTTCGTTGGTTACCGCGCATGGAATAAGGAGATGATGCACAATCCTATCCATGACGGCAGTATCTTCCGCCAAGAATGGATTCGGTTCAAAAAGATGCCGAAACTCAATAAGTACGACGAACTGGTATGCTACGTTGACCCATCATTTAAGTCAACATCAGCGAACGACTACAAGGCTGCACGTCTCTGGGGCAAGTTTGGTACAGAGCTGCATCTCATTGACACGTATGTGCGCCAAGACACCGTATCAGGAATGGTTAGGTGGTTATATAATCTATATGAACGCGCGCGCGAGGAAGATGCAGCCATCCGATTCTATATGGAGGCGAACTTCATGCAAGACATTATCCTCGACGAATTCGCCACTGAAGGAAATATCAGAGGCTACCAACTTCCCATCATGCCTGATAGACGCAAGAAACCTGATAAGATACAACGTATCGAAGCAGTATCGCCTCTGTGGGAGCGCGGATTCGTCTTCTACAACGAAGCGCTCAAGGATTCCGCAGACATGATTGTCGGCATCGAACAGACACTATCTCTTGAACGTGGCAGTCGCCAGCATGATGATGCTCCTGATGCCGACGAAGGTGCTATCTGGATGCTGCAGAAATATACACGATCGCATAATGCGACACCATCGATTGGATTGAGGAAACATTTCAAACGTAATAACTGGTAAATATGATTAAGTACATCAAGCGCATAATCTTCGGTTGGAGATATAAGAAAGCAGTTAAGAATGCGCAAAATCTGCACGAACAGACTGGTAAGAAATACATGGTAATCATCTGGAACGGCAAACCGCAAGTGGCTGCCAAGAGCAATCTCCGACAACTTATCAAGACTAAACGGTTCCGCAAGGGAATTCGTATTGCAGATATCGAACGAATGGCATTATATATCACAAAATAATATGTTTATCACAGAATATGACTACCGCGTCGTCATCGGCGACAAATCGCTCAACGTTCTATCGCAAATCAGCGATGAAAATAAGATGAATGCTGAGCAAGAAGCGCAGGAAGAAATCTCTGGGTATCTCCGTCCGACGTATGATGTCGAGAAGATCTTCGCTGCAGAAGGTAACTACCGCAATAAACTGATCGTGATGTACACTTGCGACATCGCGCTATACCACATGGCTGCTACATTGCCGCAGAAGATGGGTATGGAGATCCGCAAGGAGCGTTATGAGCGTGCCATCGAATGGCTCGAGGGCGTACAAGCTGGTAAAATCATTCCTGACCTACCTATCGCGACGGATGACGAAGGGAACGACTACGGCATTCTGACGTATGGCGGTCAAAAGAGACAACACTACAACTGGTAATACTTAAGATATGAGCAAACTGAACGAATTAGTCAAGGGCATGGGCAGACCGAGCCATGTCTTGCACACACGATACGGCGATTTCCAGCTCGCCAAGAGCGCGGACAGGAAACGCTTGCGCAAATTAGTTGTCGAAATCCAACGTATGACTGACGCGTTGACTCGCAAGGATCTTGCAGACTGGCGTCAAGCGTGGCAGATGGCTATCAATGTTGATAGTCCTAATCGTCAACGCCTATATGACATCTATCGCGACGTCGAGGTTGACCTACACCTGTCAGGATGTATCACGCAGCGCAGCGGATTCGTGTTAGCGCAATCGTTTAAGTTTGTCAATCCTGACGACACCGATAACGAGGATGTGAAGAAGATCTTCGACCAGACATGGTTCAAGGATTTCATGCGCTATACGTTAGAGAGTATCTACTGGGGACACTCACTTATTGAGTTGGGTAATCGTGTCGAGCTCGCTGATGGTACGCCAAGCTTCGACGGCGTGACCTTAATTCCACGTAAACATGTTATTCCTGAATACCACCGACTGATTCGTAACTTAGGCGAAGATTGGACTACTGGCATCGACTACACACAGTCTCCTTATGTTGACTGGTTGGTTGAAGCTGGTCAACGAGATAATCTCGGGTTGTTGCTCAAAGCAGCGACACAGACAATTCCTAAGAAGAACGCACTCAGTTTCTGGGATTCGTTCGCAGAGATCTTCGGTATGCCGATGCGTATCGCGCGCACAGCATCGAGAGACGCTAACGAGCGTAAGAAACTTGAGGAAATGATGGAATCGATGGGCGCCATGCAGTGGGGTGTGTTCCCAGAGGGCACAGAGATTGATGTCGTTGAGTCAACGAAGGGTGATGCGTTCAATGTATATGATAAACGTATTGACCGTGCGAACTCTGAACTATCGAAGCTCGTCATCGGTCAGACTATGACTATCGAGGATGGTTCTTCGTTAAGTCAGTCACAAACGCACTACGACGTATTCCGCATGTTAGTCGAAGCAGACTGCGACATGATACGCGACGTCATCAATGGGCAGCTCATTCCTAAGATGATTAAACATGGTTTCCCATTGCATGGATTGCGATTCGAGTGGGATTATCCAGTTGACTATACGCCAGAGCAACAGGTAGCATTCGAGACGATGATCTTGAATAACTTCGAAGTCGAACCTGAATACTTTATCGATAAATATAAGATGCCGCTCGGACAGCGTCTCTCAGTGATGCAGCTCCCAGCGGAATCTTCCTCAGATAAACTTAGTCACCCTCCTTTTTTCGACTGAGCCCCAGTGACATAAGGCAGAAAGCGAATACGCTGGGGCTTTTCTTCAAACCGCGCAATCTAACACAGGCTGATTACGTTGGCTTGCATAAGCGTTATGCGGAGATCTTAGGCATGATGCCTATTGGCGTGGTGCTCAATAAGGATGACGAAGATCAGTTGACGGATGCGTTCAGGAATATGATGAAGCGCGTGCATGATGACGGGTCAGCGACGCTGGCAGCAGAATTCGTGCTCAAACCTGAGGTGCAAGCTTTCATCGAGAAACATACTGGCATTCTTGATCAGTCGATAGAACAGACATCGATGTCTGATGATATGCGTGAGGATTTCCATAAGTCTAATTATGTTTTTTCGGGCATGAAGACCGCGCACGAGGCGAACGAGGCTGCATTCTTATTGCTCGATGAGAATGGTAATCGAAAACCGTTCGAACAGTTCTATAATGACGTTCTAAAAATCAACGACACCTATAATAAGAATTACCTGCGGGCTGAATATAACTTTATCCAAGCGTCAGGTCACATGGCTGCGAAGTGGGAGGAATTCGAGCAAGATAAAGACGACTTTAACCTCCAATACCGAACAGCTGGTGACGACCATGTGCGTCCAGAGCATGCAGCGCTCGATGGTATTACGTTGCCGTTCGATGACCCGTTCTGGGATCAATACTATCCGCCTAATGGATGGAACTGTCGTTGCACCGTCGTACAGGTGTTGAAAAATAAATATCCTGTTAGCGATTCCGCAGAAGCGATGCGTCGTGGTGCACAGGCGACGGCTAAGGACAAGCGTAATATGTTTACGTTTAACGCTGGCAAGGAGCGCAAGTCGGTGCCAGACTACAATCCATATACCATATCGAGATGTAGAGATTGCGACGTGGCGAAGGGAAAAATAAATTTGACATTTATTCCAGACTGGCAGACATGCAAGGAATGTAACCTGTTACGGGAATGTTATGAAGGTAGGAAGAAAGCAAATCGTGAAAACCTCACAAAATGGACTGTTAAACAGAAACAAGAAATTTATAGCAAGCCTATTGATGAACAATTTGAAACCATCTATGTTTCCCCAACTGGTTATTCTGTTAAAAGACATATTTTAGCAGACCCGAAGGAACTCGACTTCCCAAGAGTCTTGCAAGTCGCAAAATTGTATGCTAAAACAGCGAATATAATGATTATGCCCCAAATTCACAAATGTGAGACTGATATAAGGCAAGCGTTCGGATTGCCAACTAACGCGAATCCTGATTTAAGAAGGGTGGATGTTAATGGTGTCTTATTAGATTTTATTGATGTCAAATCCCCATTCACAAACGATAATATTATACGTAACGCAAATCATGCCGCAATACAGCAAAGGGCTATTCCATGTATAACGGACCATCTATGCCCAGCATTATCAGACTTGAGTTATATAGTTCGTAAAATCTTTAAGAATAAGCAATATCCTTATGACGAGGTACATTTCTATGTTGAAGGAAATCTAATAATAAAGAAACGTGGAGAGGTCTAAAAAATACTTAGGTTAGGTTTTGTGTAAAACCTAACCCAAGATTCAATCTGCAGCTTCGCGGGCTGCTTTCAGTGGTCACCCACGCTGCAAAAATACAAATACTTTTTTATTCGCCAAATTTTTTATCAAGAAATTTACAAAAATCATAAAAAAAAGTCTGATGTGCGACCTGCACGTCAGACTTTTCCATTTAATCTTTCAATTTGATTTTAATGGATTTCACTTCCTTAGGGCTATCCTCGAATGTTACTTCTGGAAGTATATCCTCTGGGAGTTTGCCATAATTAAGTGTCTTTGCTCTAAATATAGGTCCTGAGAGTTCTGGCATCTTATCATACCAATATAACTCTCCATACGCATCTCTTGCTACATACATATTTCTAATATTTTCCGTTTAATCATCTTTCTTTATTAAGAAGAATATTATCACCGCTCCTAATCCGAGCAAAATCAGAAATACTCCTATTATGATTATCTGTTCGATGTCGGTTAGATTACTCAATGCTGTGTAATATAGAGAGTCAGTCGCTGTACCTAATAGTATCATTCCAACAGATGCTATAGCGATCCAAAATGCGATAATCCATTCTCCCATCCTATCCAAAGATTTTACGTTTCTCAATCAATCGGCGGCGTTTACCATACGCCTTACAGCATTCCTTACACCAGTGCGCGTGACCATCACGCGAATCGCATGAGCGGTAGAATTCTTCAAGTGGTTTCCATTGCTCGCAATGCGTGCAACGTTTCTCATTCATCTGTTCCATGTTTCTTTTTTTCTTTCTGGATCCAATGCCAGTGATGCGCAGTGCGCAATCCACAGGCGATTGCGATTCCAATTATCAATACTACTACAGCTGCCATGTTACAATGTGATTGAATGTTGACCGATGTAGTTATACGTATCAATCTGCTCAACCAGTTCTTCGTGGTCGTGGTTTGATGCAGCGTTCACAAGATCGAGGCGAGAGAAATTCTCGCCACTGGCTCCTACCAGTGCGCCATGAATCATCTCGCTAATATCGAGCATCGCTAATGATTCTTCACGGAATGGACTGGATGGATAGGTTGCACCATGCCAGTCTGTCACGATGTGTAATATAAGTGAACCCTTACAGCGGTAAGCGTATTCCGTTCGCGTAGTCTTAACGCCTTCCCATTGAATAGGTAAGAACTCGACAAAGACTGCTGGGCGTTCCCACGCTTCGTCCTGATCAGCGAATTCGACATTGCGGTTCCAGAGGTCAATATGCCTAATTAGAGGTTCGATGACATCGCCATTACTATCTGTCGTACCTGCTGTCATCGTGCCATCAGCTGCCAACTTCGACAACCGCGAGATGATTGTTTCAAATAGTTCTTTTCTCATTATTTCGTCCAGTTAATATTATCAATATACTCTTTCATTCCTTCGTCAACGTGCTGACGGATGATATTCTCTACTTCAGGGCTATTCGCCAAGAATGGGCGTGCTGGAATGTGTATCGTGCTACCAACCTTCATCAGCGCCATGTGCTTCCAGAACGCTGCCATCGAAGATACTTGCACGTTGCCCTTAGTCTTGCGAATGCTGCCATCTTTCTTGCGACCGAATCGTTTCTGCGTCTCGAGATATCGCGCCCAGAAATAGCGTTTCATGCGAGCGGTAACCTTAATCTCGCCACCTTCATTGTGCAACTTAGCATACGGCAGATCGCTGGAGAATGTCAACGTGTCGCCGTTGATGGTACTACCCTGAATACTACGACGCAGCTCTCCTGAATCAACTAACAGATGTCCGCTGCGTGAACCTGACACAGGGCTCTTACGTCGCTGCCATGGTTTACTGAAGAATGATTGACGCGTGAAGTTGCGGTCAAACTCGTCAGACAAATCGACTTGAATCCGTTTAAGAATCTTTCTTAAAATAACCTGCTCCTCGTTGCTCATCTTCTTGCTTAAATTCTGGGAATAACAGTCCTTCTTCTATCATCGTCTCTTTAGGCAATGGTGGCGTGGATAGCATGTTGTAGAATGTTCGCTCGCTGATTGCGTAACGCGGGTATATATAACGTCTCCAGATCTCCCTATTGGGGAGACCTGTCTTGACGTAGTAATCGTATATCTGATTGATATCCGACACTCGTTTCTGGTAACTCTGTCCACGCCGTTGCCTCATTACTTCTTGGGGTTATAGGGCATCACGTCTATATCCATCACGCAACTCACGATGACGCGACCAGTGCCATTGCATTGCTGACACTTTTCCGCCTTGCCGTGCCGAGAGAACCATCCCGTGCCACCGCAGTAGCGACACAGAGATATCTTAGGGTCTTTCACTATATGCTGTTTCATTCTGTTTCTTCTTTCTTCGGTTCTACGTAGAATGATTCGTCTTGCACGGTCTGAATACCACACTTGGCGAACTGGTCACGCATGCCTTCAACGTCGCGATCAGCGAGCATCTTATCCTTAGCGATTTCTTCAGTAGAGCGGATATACTGTGGCAAGAACTCACGAACCAGCTGCAGCGCGGATGCCCACGTGAATCCTTTTAACGTCTTCAGTTTAGGCGTGCCTGTTCTGAATCCGATAACACCATGTGTCATATCCAAACTCTTTTTCTTAGAAAACAGTTCAGACTGATTCTCTGTTGCGAAACTCTGCAGCGTGTCGAATGCTTGATCACGCTCTGCTGTCAGTGCTGTCAACTGTGCGGAATGTTTCTCACGGATCTTCGCGCACTGCAGCTCAATCTCTGCAGCAATCTTCTGAATCTGTGCATCGGCTTTCGCGTACTGGGCGAACGCCTGTTCTGCGCCATCACGTGTGACGCCTGTAATGATTGTTTTCTTAACTCTTTTCACCATAGTCGTTAATAAAATAATGTTAATTAGTTAATGTATCGTTTATCCATCACGAGAATAGTCTGATGGATTGTTTCATGTTTAGGTTCTTCTTCCGCCTCTTGAGCTTCGCTGGACGACAAACCACCTTTGCGAAGGATGGCACGCAACTTAACTTCCAGTGTTGACAGTTCGTCGATGGTAATGTTAGCGAATGGTTTACCTGCGATGCGCGGATGACTGCAGAATGCGTTCACTCTCGCCCAGTCTGTTGTATCAATTCCATTGCGCTGCATCAACTTGAGACAGATGCTGCGCTGCTTGCGTAATCGCTCGCGACGACCTGACATACTCTCCATCGCGTCGCAACATGCTGCGTATTCTGATGGTGTCATCTCGCTCACGTGTGATGTTCTGCCGTTAGTGTATTGCATCACCATCGAATACTTGACATCGTCACGATCGCCAAGTGATGCTAATTGTGCCAGCAGCACGTAGAATCTTGAATATTTCATCTTGCCCATTGCCATTCGCCTTTGATTTTATTCCAAGAAGCTTTTGCAGCGTATTTATCAAATCTGATAACTCTACCTGCTGCCTCTGTCAGATGACCGATGGTCAGCAAGATGCCAGAGATTACGTAGATTAGAATGGCTAATGCCATTGTCAGTTTCGATTTTAATTTAGCGTTCATCTTTTTTGTGTTTTTAGGTTAATTTATTCGTCTTTAATCTTACTTGGTCGCCAGCGGATCGTAATGTGAGCGTCAAGCAGACCACTACCACCACAACGTGGGCATGGTTCGCGAACGCTCTCGCTGAACTCATCCAGTCCGTAGAAGAAGCCGTTGCCGTTGCAGTAATCGCAACGATGACCACGACTCGTTATCTCTTGCTTATCTTTGCCACAACCGCAGTAGATATCTGAGTTTAGGGCAATCATTCTCACTTCCTTGCTCATAGTCTTTTAGTTTATATAATGTTATTAGTAGTTCTGAGCACGCCTTCCTCCCAAATGATGTAGCTGCTACCTGCGTCGCCAGTGAAGCGACCTTGACAGTACGCGCGGAATCCATTGGTGCGAACCTTAACGCCTGCCAGATACTTCAGTCGAACTGCTGCCTTGCCTAATGGTTGGCCTTTGTACTCCTGACTTACGAATATGAAGCTCTTTTTATAGAAGCGTTTAATCAGCGCTTCCACCTGTGCGTAAGTCCAGTAGGCTGCTTGGAAGCTATCGATAATAACGAAGTGTGGGCTCTTGGGTTTCGCCAGTCTTGCAATCAGTTCATCGAGTGAGTCGTCAACAGCGACGCGGAATCGACCCTGAACCTCGTTCATGTGTTCGCGTTCCATACGCTCGCAGAAACTCTTGCGCATACCTTCCTCGTAACTCATGTAGAGAACAGTGCCATATTCGCACAGGCGTTTTGCCAGTTGCATCACGAACGAGCTCTTACCGCTGGCGCTGGCACCACAGATAAACCATGTCTCTGTCAGCGTAGGTGCGCCAAATGCGTTATACCATTTCCCAGTCCATGGGATGCACTCATACTTTTTCGAGGTAATATCGCGCGGTGTGTATGCTCGTTTCATTTAGGCGGTGTATTTCAGTTTTTCAATTTCAGTGTAAACACGACGCAGACCGCCAGCACTCTTGCGAACGATTTGGGCGATGTCAGTTCCTGCAGGTGCGTTAACCTTAGCGACGACACGTGCTTGTTCTCGTAAGAACGCTGTACGTTCCTTAGCGTCGTCAGGTGTGACCTTGCAGTAACGGTCGCCATATCGTGAGAATAGTTCGGTATAACCAACCTTCTTACAGTTGATGCAGCGCTCAATCTTGGCTTTCAATCCTTCAGCGCCCATCATGTACCATGCGCAGCAATGTTCGGTGGCATTCCATAGCGCTTTGAGCTCAAGAAACGCATCATACTGTAGGTCTCCTGCTTCGTCGAGGATGATGATTGGATGGTCAATCGAACGCAAGTAGTACACGAGATCTTCGTACACATCGACGTACCTGCCATTGCTGCCAACTCCGAATTCGCGTGCGATGAATCGAATGAGTTTCTGCTTGCTTTTGACCTGTGAGCAATCTACATAGATCGCATTCGCGTGGCTGCGAACGTAGTGGCGGGCGGTGAACGTCTTACCGATATTCGGCAGATCGCAGAGGATACCACTGGTGCAACTCTGCTGGCAGAGGTCTAACTGTGCGCTGATGTATTCGAATGTTGCGGTACGCGCTGCTGACCATGCCACTTCTGAACGTAATGCGACGCCAAGACGGCGTGCGATGCTTATCCAGTTCGAATCACTCAATGTTCTGTCAATCTGACCTTGCTTGAGTGCGCTGTACACGCTGGCGCTGATACCCAGCGACGCTGCGTGCTTCGAATCACTTGGATAGTTACTACGATTGCCTTGAATGGCAGTCAGAATTCTGTGTTTAATCTCGTTTGTAATCATGTCTCTTATTTTAGGTTAATTTAGTGTGGCGGTTGGAGGAATCGAACCTCCGTCGGGAAACGCTTCCACCCTGCTACCATTCAGGGACCAGACCGCCGAAAAAACCATCTTACACCCTCACGGGCTCATCGATGGTAAACCATCAAAAAACATACTAAAAACTATAACCTTAATCTAAAACTCACTATTATGAAACCATGCAAAGTATATACAAACAACAAAATCAGTGATCTTCCAAGGCCTTACGGGCGTAATCCATGTTTATATCGTAACACGTCATGTCGTCGTCCATCAGCGGTTCTTCTGCGACATGCAATGTCTTAGGTTCTTCTGGCATCTCGATAGGCTGACGTGGCATCACTGCTACGCGTGGCACGTTATTTTCTTCTACCCACGTATTGAACTTGCTGACCTTCTTACGTTGCTCGATAAAGATAGCAGCGTCATCGTCGGTCTGTTCAACGGTCGCGGTGTTATAGGTGCCGAGATCTTGCAGCTTATCGATATAGGTTTCTCCTTGATAAATCCATACGTCGTTCACATTGCCTTCTTCGTCTGGTAAGCAGTAGGCTGTCACCTTCCAGTTGTTAGGTTCGAGGCGTTCCATAACCTTAACATCACTCAGCCACCAGTCTTTATGAGCAACACGACAGTATGAGTTGCGACGAATACTGGTCTCAACCTTGTCGCCGATGAAGCGTGCCCATTCGCGCGCTGCCATCGGTCTCAATGTCGGATTCATATTCTGTACAAGCACGTCCCAGCGGGTCATGCCTTTATATTTCTTCTGATTAGGGTGTAGTGTGTGGTTGAACTCGTAACAATCGCGACGATCGTCCGCAATCAGTTCATCCCAGTCGTAGTATTCGTTATCTTCGTAAGTGTCGTTATATTCGTCGAACACCTTCTTATATTCCACGCGATTCGCGCGTGATTTAGCATAGAAACGGCCAATGCCGAAGTGGTTGCGGTGTTCGATGCGCGTCTTCTTCGCGCCGTTCATGCGCTCGGCATATTTTTCCTGCGAGTTCTGCGGTGCGCAGAAGTGCACCAGTCCGAATAGTGTGTCTTCCTTCAAGAATGTATCGCGCCATTGCGAGAGTAAGTGGTTCTCCACCTCAATCTCTGCTGGGCATCCCCAGCCATGACGTTGGATCATCATGAACATGTCGCGGAAGCAGTCGAGCACCAGATTGGTGTCTTTCTTTCTGCTATACGCTGCACCGATGACACACTGACTGGCAACATCGTAGCAGTAGTATGCTTTCGGACGCGACTTCGTCTCTTTATCCTTACGCGGAAGATCGCGGTCGTCCATCGTAATCTTTGAGAAACTGAACTCTGGCGCGTGGCGGTGCATGTGTGGCATCTGTTCGTGCATAAACGTACTCCATCCGAGACGCCACTTATCTATCAGCACGCGGTTCTTGGGTTTATTCAGGATGTTGTTGACAGTGGTCTCGCTCAATGCGACGGGTTCGCCGTTCTTGTCAACGAATGCGTCGTCATTCATGTCATACAGTTCGCCTGTCTCTGGATCATACACATCCAGTTCGCCACACACGAACATATTATATTGCTCGCATACGTGCGTGTTATATGGCTGATTGGGCTGAACGGCGATGCTGCAGATCAATCGCTCAATCTTCACATTCACCTTGCGAGCGCTTTGATTACCAAACTTGCCGCTAATCAGGCAAGCGTAGCCATTGCGCTTATACTCTGCAACCTTCTTGCGGAAGCGCAGCGTACTCGCTGGTAATGTGTGACCGAACTGTTCGCGCAGACTTTCAATCACCGCTGCCATCTGATCCCAGTTATACTGACCGCCAAACAGTTTCTGTGCGGTCGCAGCGCGTTCGTACAACTTGATACAGCAGTTCAATACGCTCGCGTTAGTGATATATTCTTTTGCTTTCTCCAATGGTAGGTCAATGCCTGTTGCCGTGCGGTCATGGAAAAACACGACGGCGTTCTGATCTACTACGTAGTTCTCGCGAACCCATGCAGCAAGACGGGCACGTGGGCCATCAGGATAAAGCTCGATTATCTTAGCACGGATGTCTTCGTCAAGTGAGTCAACAGCAATCAATGCGTAATTGCCTTTACCACTTGCCTTGACGCATGACGCTGAACTTGCCACGTCGCAGACCATTCTTATAGCCTGCGAGTGTCATGACGTTGCCGTCAACGAGTTCGCGTGCCGAGATGCACCATGTATTACCGTAATACTCCATCCTGTGACGTCTCGATTAAAACGCTGCTGCGTACTCTTGAAGAATGTATAACTCTTTGATCGTTAGATTCTGCTTGCGAGCCTTGACCTTGTCTTGGTACTTCACAACAGCGTTGCCACTGTTCTTGTCAACCTCAATCACAGCTCCGTTGGCAAACGTCTGGATCATCATGCCGTTAGCATCGTGAATAGTCTCACACTCTGGTATGGTCACCATAACCTTGCCGCCTTTCTCCAACGCTGCGCGACGGAGACGGAGAGCCAAAGCGCTCTGGCTGCTAAAACTTAGCGCTTTGTAGAAAGCGCGTTCACCAACTTTGAATGTACGCATCAGCAGATTCTTATCTGCTTTGCTCAATCCTGCGATTCTTTTTTCCATTTTGTAACTTTTTTAGTTTTTAATGTGTTTTTTCGGCCGTTTTTAGTATTTTTGGCGCGGTGTTCAAACTGAACACGCTGCAAAGATACAGAAATTCTGGAAACCGCCAAATTTTTTATCAAGAAATTTATAAAAAAGTTCAGATAATATGAAAAAATCGGAAATTAATAGACGTTTTATTGATGCCGTTGACGTTATTCTAAGGGATAATAATGTCAGCAAATCGGCTATCGCTGGGCAGCTTGGGATAACGCCCCAAAAGTTCTCTGAAATACTGGGAGAGCGCATGAATGCGGGGACTGATATGATGGCGAAATTATGCTCGAATTATGAGATTTCGGCGGACTGGCTGCTGACAGGGGAAGGAGATATGCGTAAAGGTATTTCAGAAACTCTGAATGAACCCAAGAAAGAGGTGATTTTTGACCGCAATGTGGGTCAGCCGTACTACAATGTGGACTTCGTTGGCGGGTTCGGAGAGATATTCAATTCAGACACGCGACTGCCTGAGTGCAACATCGTAGTACAGGGCTTCGAGAAAGCGTCGCTCTGGTGCAACATAACGGGACACTCGATGGAACCGAAGATTTGTCATGGCGACATCATCGCGCTGCGCGAATGTACGGTTAGTGATGTGCAGTTCGGAGAGATCTATGCGGTAGTCCTCGACACCATCCGCACCGTGAAGATCATCCGCAAAGGATCATCGCCGACGATGCTTCGATTCGTACCCATCAACATCACCCAGTTCGACGAACAGGAATACGACATCCGTCGGATCCTCCATATCTACGAAGTCGTAGGGGCTATTTCTAAGTTCTTCTAACAGCATCCTAATACCATTCGAAAACGCCTCGAAGTGTATCGAGATGTTACCCCCTTGACCCCCCAAGTGGCACCCTTTTGGGGGTGTTACCCCCCTAAACTCGGATTCAGAAATCGTGTAACTCACTCACGCACACGTATTTATAATAAGGTGCAACCCTAAAAAACATGGTTTTTCGGGGGGGGTCTATCGACCCAAAAACGGCTTCTATCTCAATTTTGCGGTATGTTTCCCCCCTCTCTATCCACCCCTCCCAAAACCCACTTTTGACACCCTAAACTTTGAAAAATGACACTCTAAACTGACACCCTAAATGACACTCTAACTTAAAAAATTGCCATTTTTGGCACTTTTTGATCCTGTAATTTTTTTCGCAAAATAAAGCCGTTCAAACGCCCGTCTAATAGACTTCGAACGACACACGTAGAAACGCGTCAGAACGCCGTAAAACACAGCGCTGGCGCGTTATTTAGCCCCATCCAACCGCCGCAATTAAACGCGCTGAAATCGAATGTAAAGCAAACGTAAAGAATCGAGCCTCAACGAGCCCCCAAAATTAAACTAAAAGTAAAGCAAATTAAACATTTCGTTTTGTGGCGCCTCAACATGGAAAAATCCCGTAACTAATTGATGCAGAACATCTTATATTATTTTTTGTCCCTATATAAAATTATACGCTTCGTTTTGTGCCCCTTATTTGCGTTGCAAAAATATAAAAAAAAAGAAAAAAATCAAGAAACCATTTTACGGATAAAATAACCAATTTTACTGATTTTCGTTTCCACAAGAAATCTCGTCAGAAAATGTGCGGAAAAATTCCGCAAAACAGCACCAAAAAATTCTATCTTTACGAAACAGGATTTTAAGAAAACTTTACAACTTTTAACTACGCTTTTTTCGCCGTTTTTTAACACTTGATTTAACATTCGTTTGCATTTGACCGACCAATTTCTAATGCACAAATTTTGGTCGTTTTTCATCGCTTTTTTGTCGTAACTCAACGCGCGAAATGTTAAAATGATAGATTTATGCAAAAAATATACGTGTTTTTAACATTTTTCCGTGCAAAACAGCCAATTTTTGAACGCGGATTTTCGGAAAAATGCATTTGTTAAAAAAGTTAAATGATATAAGATAAAAAATTATCTCACGTGAGATAGATTTCTAAAGTGCCCATTTACGACTC